GGAGCCCGGCACCGCGATCGGCGTCTCGGCGAGGATCGCGGCCTTCATCGGCTTCGCCCCGGCCACGATGATCTTGCGCATGGCGGTCGGGACCTTGACGACGCCCAGCTCTTCGAGCCGCGCCTGTACCTTCAGCAGGTTCGGGACCTCGACCGTGACGCTGAAGTTGCCGGCCATCAGCGCGGCCCCCGCAGGAGCCCCGCCGCGAAGCGGTAGCGGTTCAGCATTCGGAGGGTGGACTGGAGCAGCGCCTTGGAGACGATGACGGAGCCGAACGGGCTCATCCCGAGCCGGTCGTCCTCTCCCGCCTGGCCGCCGCGGATGGCCCGGATGACCTCCTGCGCGGTCGCGAGGGCGACGTTGGGCGGGGTGGTCATGGCGTAGCCCGGGGTCCGGCGCACCAGCACTCCCGCGTAGTTGGTCGGCCAGCGTGACGAGATCCGGCGCAGGCCCGTGATCGGCAGGTCGTTGATGGGCCACGGCTGGTAGTCCCGCCCGAGCGTGAGCGTCTGGACGGAGTTACCGATGTCGTCGAGGAGCGATACACCGGAGACGGCCACCGAGTCATCGATCGGGAGCAGCGGGGAGCCCTGGCCGGTGTACCGGCTGGCGGTGTCCGTCCCGGGCAGGAATGACCAGCCCTCCGGCTGGCCGCGCATGTTGCGGACCTCCTGGTCGATGAGGTCGGACACCTGGCCGATGGCGTTCGTGATGGTCAGATCCCACGCGTCGGATGACACCGGCACATCGCCGGTCATCAGCTGCTTCACGTCCAGGAGGTCGCAGTAGGCGGTCATCGCTTGGGCGTGGCCTTCCGAGCGACTAGCTTCGCGAGCGGCTCAGAGATCGCAGTGGCGACAGTCTGGGGTTCGTCCTTCCGCGGGGGTGGCTCGTGGTCGTACTCGGGTGCATAGGCACCGCGCGCAGCGGCGTCCGTCAGGATGCCACCGAAGGACGGCGCCTCATCGGCCTCGATGTCACGTGGCGGCAGGTCGGGCCATGATCGGCCGAGGTAGCGGTAACGAGTGCCCATGTCTGTCTCCCTTTCGGGGTGGTTGGGGGCCGGACGGGAGGTGACGCCCGGCCCCGCTAGGGCTAACTAAGGGTGTTCCCTACGATGACGCCGCAGCCTGCCGGGAAGTAGACCTTCAGGCACTCGCGGGCGTAGATGCCGAACTCCCAGCGCCGCTGGACCTGCGCCCAGTCGTACTGGGTGTACTCGCGCAGGACCTCGAGCTGGAAGGCCGCCGGGACGTTCGCGCGCGGGAAGGGCAGCCGCTCGGAGAGCGCGAGCACGGTCCCTGGCGCGAGGTACGGGTGGATCTCGATGGGGATGATCCGAGGGCTCGTGAACTTGTTGCGGTAGCTGTCGGCCACGAGGCCGCCGGTCACCGATCCGTCCGCGTTGACCTGCTGCGTCCAGCGGTAAGTGCCGACACCGGCGCCCGACTGAACGATCAGCTTGGCCCAGCTCTCGGCCTCCTGGGAGTTGACGTAGATCCGGGTGGGGCCGATGCGGGACGTGTCCCACAGGCTCTTCAGCATCACGTCAAGCTCGACGATGCCGTTGCCGCCGTCGGACGTGTAGGTCGCGCCGGACAGGTCACGGAAGTACCCGCCGCCGTTGTACTGGACGGTCGGATCGACGAAGCCCGAGTTGGCGTTGACCTCGATCTGCGGGATCAGGCCGTCGAACGCGAGGGCGTCCGCCGTCTGGTCGCTCGTGTTGGGGACTCCGCTCGGGGCAGTCGGCAGAGCCGCCACGACGACCGGGGTGCCGTATGCAGCGGCGGTGTAGGTCGCCGGGGTCGCGAGGAACGTGGTGAGCCCGGCTGCGGTGACGATCGTGATCTTCGTGGCCGTGACGGTGGCCGCGTAGTACATCGTCCCGCCGTGGGTGGCCGCGATGTAGACGTTGTAGGCGACCGCGCCGCGAACCGCCGGCCAGGTGACAACGGCCGACGTCCGGGCGGCGGCCATCGTGATGGTGGCGGCCACGGACTGGACCTGCGTCTCATCGAGCGAGTCTGCCGCGACGTGGCCGGCCGCGCCGTTGGCGTAGCCGAACTGGGTCAGCGCGGAGATGCCGATGTCGTACTGGTTGGTGGCCGTGAACGGACCGGCGACCGTCGTGCCCGCACTGGTGATGTTGGCATCGACGAACACGGGCCGGCCGAGGGTCGAGACGTTCCCGCCGAGGATGAGCGGCTCCTCGCCCGTCGCCATGACGGCGGCGAGCAGGTTGGCCGACGACTCGGCGCGGAGATCGTAGATGTTGGCCGCGCTGTCCTGCGCGTCGAACGTCACGAAGTCGTCGTATCCGAAGCTCTTGAACGCCTGCTGGCGGTCGCGCTCCGCGGACGAGACGACATTGTTGCGGAGCCCGTCCGCCACGCCCGGCTTGAGGCCGGCGACGTTGATGCCCGTGATCGCGCGCCACTGCACCGCCGTCGCGCCGTTCGGGGCGCTGTGGCGGGACAGCCAGTTGCGGATCGGGGAGAGAACGGGGAACAGGTTGATGAGGCGGGGCTCGAGCAGGAGGCCGACGGCCCCCGTCGCGACCTGCCAGCCCTGGGTGGTGGCCTTGGCGATGACGTCGGGATCGGCCCCGACGCGCCGCGCGGACACGAGTGCGGTGCGGACGGCGGCGATGGACTCGGCCGACACGTCAGCCAGCCCTCCGCCTCCGCGATAGGATGCGGTCATTCGATTGTCTCCCGCGAGCGGGGTTTCTGCGGGTCCGGCGCTCACTCGCACTCGCGCCGGGGCAGGATCAGATCAACGGTTGTCGCGGGCCTCCATGAGGTCCTTGATGGCCGACGTGGCGGCGGCCTTCTCCAGCACCTCGCGCTGGACCGAGCCGACCGGGTAGCGCTCCGAGGCCTTGCCGAGCGCGACCTGTTCGAAGGTGAGGCCGGGCTGGCCGTCCGGGGCCGCGACGAGGGATCCGTCACGCTCCAGCACGACGCGCGGACCGCCGGGGAGGGATGTCTTTGCGATCGTCGCGAGCTGCCCACTCATCTGGGTCAGGTCGCCCCGGATCGCCTCCAGCTTCTCTCCGAACAGCGGACCGATGGCATCCTTGATGATCTCGATTGCCCCGGCGACCCGATCGTCCGTCCCCTTCTCGAGGCCGACTGCGGTTCCGGTGGGAGTCAGGTGTGCGGTGGCACCGAGCGCCGCCGCGTGGGTGTCGATGGCGTCGACGTGGCCCTGGTCCGTCGTGGAGTTGCGGCGTCCGATCTTGGCGAGGGTCGCCTGCGCCTTCGCGACCGAGATGCGGTCCCGGGCTGCGCGCTTCTCGAGCCGGGCGGCCTTCGCGGCTGCCTTGGCCTTCTTGAGGGTCACGGGCTTCTTGGCCTTCATGACCTCCTCAGCCGCAGCGCCGTCCTCCGGCGCCTCGGCCATCTCATCGGCGCCGGACTCGCTCATCGCATGGTCGCTCATCGCTCCCGCGATCTGCCCGGCGAGGGACTCGAGGGTCTTGGCCGTCTCGGGATCGTCGCAATCCTCGAGGGCCTCAAGCACGGCCTCATGAGCGCCGGCGAGGTTCTTGAGCGTGCCCTTACGGAGCGGCGTGGCCTCGGTCGCCTTGGCGATCAGGGCGCGCTTCGTGAGGCGCCGCGCCGTCTTGGCGAGCTTGGCCTGCTTCAGGACGGCTCGGGCGTCCTTGAGCGCATTCGTCCCAGCCACCGCGGCCGGGGTCGTATCTGCCGTGGTGGTCACGACCTGCTCCTTTCGGATCTGCTCTCTCTTGGATGGTTCAGACGTTTCGGACTTGACGACCTCCCCGGCCACGCCGAGGTACTGATCCCCGACCGGATCCGCGATGAGCTCCCGGACCTCCTCCGGGGAGACGATCCCGGGGGCGGCGGCCTTGGCGATCAGGAACCGGGTCCCGTTGGCCGCGCCCTTCACGGCATCCACGCGGCGGATGTCCGCGTCGCGCAGCTCGGTCAGGGGCTTCGTCTTGCTCATGCTCCACTCCTCATGCGACGGGCCGTGCCTTGCACGGACCAGCCGTCAATGACTCCTGCCTTGTACAGATGCCAGGCCACCGGATCGAGAACCGCCCCGATCAGCCAGTCGCCCGACTTCACGATCACGTCTCCCGTGGACCAGTCCGGGCCGCGGTAGATGTAGCTCTCGACGACCTCCGCCGAGCCCTCCGTCCCGTTGAGATGGCCGAGCCCGACCGTGTGCTCGGCTTGCAGGAAGCGCCACGCGGCCTTCTCGAGCTCGGCATGGGTGAAGTAGTCCCGGCCGCCATCCGAGGCATCCTCGATCCGCGGATCCGGGCCCGCCTGGTAGGCGACCCCGAGCACGTAGCGCTGGTCATCCATCTCAGTGGCTCACGCGGCAGGGGTGGCGATGATGGCGTAGACGACGCCGGAGCCAGCGTTGGGATTAGTCGCGGTGGGGTAGAAGGCGGCGGTGATAACGCAATCCTGAACAGCAATCGCCCACCTACGCAGCGCGCTGCTATCGCCCGGGTAGGCAGTGACCGACTCAATCCCCGCGAACGCGTTGGCGCCGTCCCCTTGAGCCGTGTAGCCAGCAATCGTTTGTGTTGTCGATCGGTCGGGCGACGACAAGAAAAGGATCAACTCTCCGGCCTCAGACCATCCGTCGGCGACCGCTAGAAACGCGGTCACGATGCTTCCTGCGGGGATCAACATGATCGCTGCGCCGGCGTCAGTTGGGGCGTTCAGGCCGGGCGTGTTGTAGGCGATGGGGACTGACTTCGTTGTGAAGACGAGACCAACGCCACCCTCACCGCTCCCGAGGTCGCTCAGCGTTCCCGCTGGCAGATGCAGGCTCGTCGCCGGGTCCACCGTCGTCGTGCCATCGGTGACGGAGATGGAGCCGCCGCCAGCCCCAATGGACTGCGGCGAGACGTTCGCGCCCTGGGCGTGCGGCGCTCGCGAGGTCAGGTTCGCCCCGCGGGTCACCTGCCAGACGAGCCCGTCCGGCTCGCTCACGTACATGTCCTCGGAGTCAACGGTGATGCGCAGCGGCGGGCCGCCCGGCGGGAGCCGGAAGCCGCCGGAGACGTGGATGACGGGGTCGCTGACACCCACTGCGGCGGTCAACGTGATGCTCATCGGTTCGTACCTCCGAAGATTGCCCATACGTCCTCGACGCTCCCGGCTGTGGAGAGCGCCTTGGTGACCAGCGCCCGATGGGACGCCGGGATGACGGCAGAGTCGAACGTGACCGCCGCGCTGTCGCCGCGCTTCACGGCAGCGATGGCCTTCTGGCGCCAGCGCCGCAGATCCTCGGCCGCCTTCGCGACCGGGACCTTCGAGGCCGACTGCGCCTGCATCCGCCCGGTGACGAGCGGCTCGTACTTGTCCGGCACGTTCCGCCCGATCATCGCGGGAACGGCATCCTTGCCGGCATGCTCGACCCCCAGCGTCCGGTGGAAGCCGTCCGCCACGTCGAGCCCGTTCGGGTTCGGCGTCACGAACTCCACGAGCACCGTGAAGTCGACCGAGGCACCGGAGGAGACGGAGGCGGCGATCGCGTTGACCTTGGCCTCGTTCCGGCCGCCCGGCCGGCGCGCCATGTTGATCTTGTCGAGCTTCACGCCGGGGTCGTACTCCCACGTGATCGCCGGATCGAGCACCCACGCCACGTCGGCCGCGGGATAGCTCCGCAGGAGGTACTCGTGGACGCGCTTGGCGAGGTCGCCCGTGTACTCGACGTGCCCGCCACCGAGCGCCTTGGCCAGCGGCGCGGCGGTGTTGACGCCGGGTTCTGAGGACGGCGTCGGCGGAGGCGTGGGCGTGGGAGCCGGCGCAGACCCGGACATGATCTGGGCCACGGGGACGATCATGCCCTGGCCGGTGACGACCACGGGGCCGAGCCCGGGCGGATCCTGCTGGAGCACGTTCTCGGCGATCCAGTCCGAGGTCGTGGCGCCCATCATCCAATACTCGTGGAGCGTCTTGGCCTCGTTGAGCTGGTCCGTGCGCTCTTCGAGCGACGGGTAGAACAGGATGAGATCGGGGGTCCAGTAGGTCGAGAGGATGCGGTTGTAGACGCGCCGGACGTGGGCCGCGAGACTGATCTGGCGGAGCCGCCCCGTGTCCTTCTGCTCCTCCGCCACGCCCTTGCCGCCGAGTCCCGCGCCGCCGGAGCTCCGAATGAACCCGATCTCCATCGGGCTCACCGCGTAGGCGGCGCACCCGACGTGGAGCAGGTACTCCTCCATGTCGCCCTTCGGTTCCGGCATGACCCGATCGATCCCGGAGTTAGGGCCGCCGGGGATGGGGATGATCCGGGAGCGCAGCGCGTCGTTGCCGGCGTAGAGCTGGTCGAGGACCGCCATGAACTGCTGGGCCTGATCGATCGTCCAAGACTCCGGGATGCGCATGAAGGCGGCCGGCAGCGTCCCTTCCGTGTACCACGCGAGGTCGAGAGACTGGCGTCGAAGGGCGCGGTTGATCGAGAGGATGATGCCCTCGGCGGGCGGGTGCCCGAACGGTCCCTTGCCGCGCAGCCACCGCGGCTGGTACAGGATCTCGTCGGAGCCGTACCAGCCCCAGATCATGCCCTTGACGACCTGGGCGTAGCCGGGCGCCGCGCCGCACACGGAGCAGGCCATCCCGATCCCCGCGCCGGCGGACTGGTAGCCCACGAACTGGCCGTGGGTCCACTCGTGGACGTGGCGCGGGGTCCCCGGCGGGACCTGTGCGATGCGGCCCCAGAGGTCGATGATCGGCTTGATCGTGGTGCCGTCCGGGACCTCGATCGCCGCCAGCCCGCCGCCCATGTTGGCGCGCATGTACCAGGTCGCGCAGTCGCCCTTGAACAGGTCGTCGAGGTAGCGGCCGAGCCAGGAGGGGTACGTGTTTTGCTGGTCCGGCGTCTCGAGGAACCCGGTGGCGTCCGCGATCTGCTCGCGCAGCGAGTCCTGGCGGTAGCTGGCCTGCTTCTGCGTCTGGCCGGGAACCGTCCGCGGGCGGATCATCGGCTCGAGCTTCAGGAACTCGTCCTTGCGCTTCTCGATCGCGATGCCGGCCACGTCCCACGTATTGGCGAGGGCGTACAACGCATCAAAGCTGTACTGCTCCCCGTAGCGCGGACTGGTCGTGACGTTCTGACCGGGGGTGTAGTCCCACCAGCGCGGGTGACCCTCTTCCTGGTGGGCGGGCCCCATCGGGATGCCCGGGCCGAGCGAGTTCGTGACGGAGAGTCCGTCGCCGAGCGCGCGGGCCAACCCGGACAGGTCGCTCTGCGCCACGGCCCCGGCGGGCAGGGATCCGGTCGCGAGCGCGGAGTCGATCCCCGCCTTCGAGAGCGGCACCGGGAGCATGGACGGCAGCGGACGGCCGTCGGGACCGAGGATGACGCTCATCGCTTCTGCTCCCAGCGGGACTCGGTGACGACCGAGCGGAGAAGGACGCGGTAGAGCGGCGCGGGCATCCACCACGGCCGGCGGAGCCCGACCCGGACGGAGGCGCGGAACCGCTGGCCGAGCGCGTTCTTGACGATCGTGGCCTGCCAGTCGGCGATCGCCTCAACCGTGGCGCGGCCAGCGGCCTCTGGGGACCTCACGTCGCGGTGGCCGAGATACAGGCGGCCGGCGGTTCGGGGGGCGCCAGCTTCGCGCCCTCCGACCGCCCCGGGCGAGTACCGACCTCGCTCCGACCCCTCACTCGCACTCGGGGTCGGGAGGATGTGTTCGCTCATGTCGGAGGATCCTCGAGAGGCTCGTAGGTCGAGGCCATGCGAGCGGCGCTGATCGACCAGAGGTCCGACCCCGGATCGTCGTCCGGGTGGTTCGTCACGAGGTAGTCTCCCGGCTGACCCGTCATCGGACCACGATCTGTCTCGACTACGAACGGCGACTCCATCTCGAGGGCGAGGATGCGGGCCTTCTTGCGGTATGTCAGGACGCCGGGACCGCCTGCCGTCAGGATGCCGCGGTTGGCCTGAGTGATGAGCATCGTTCGCGTCATGTCGCGGCTACCTCGTGGGAGCCGAGCAGGCGCCGGAACGCGGCCACCGGGATGACCTCCGGCGGACGCTCCGGGAGCGGCCCGGCGATCCCGCGCAGCAGCCCAAGGATGGCGGGCTCCGGGACCTCCTCGGCGGGCTGGGCGGCCACCGCATGGACCATCGCCGCCGCCGAGAGGGCGTCAATCACGCGGCGCTCCTGCTGATCGGAGACCCGGGCCTCGGCTGGCCGGTCGAAGCGCGCGTTTCCAGCTGGAAGCACGCGGGTCACGGCGTTGAACACGTGGGCCGTCAGGCCGACGTCCCCGGCGTGCTTCAGCCAACCGGAGCGCAGCGCCTCCATGAAGCGCTCGTAGTCCTCCGCGGCGAACACGTTGGACTGGGGCCGGTCGACGACCGTCGCGCCGAGTGTGTCCCCGATCCACGCCGCGAGCTGCTCTGCGCGGCTCATGTCCATGACCACCGTGTGGATCGGGTTGCGGGCGTGGAGGTCAGTCAGCGCCTTCTCGACTCGGGCCGGCGAGAGGCTCGTGCCGTCGCGCGGCGGGACCAGGATCTCCGCCGGGCCGAGCAGTCGGTAGTGGGGGTCGCGCCACCACAGCGGCACCATCGCGGTGGTGTCCCACTTCCACGCCACGTCCAGCCCAAGCCAGACGGGGACGCCCGGCGGGATCGCCTCCGAGGTGGTAGCGCCCCGCCATTCGGCCTCCTGGATCGCGGCGGAGTCGGAGCGCGTCGGCCGGTTGCACACGAAGCGGAGCCAGTGCTGCATCGTCATCGTGGCCCGGCCGTACTTGGCGCGCAGCTTGGGGACCGTGATGCCGGAGAACGGGTTGGCGCGCTTGACCGCCCGGAAGTCATCCGGGGCCACCCCGTCGGGAACTGCCCACTCGTGGAGGACCACGCCGGGGGAGGCCGCGCGGGTGAACGATCCCCGCACCACGACGGACGTGGCACCCTTCCGGATCGCCTCTCGCGTGGTCTCGAAGTCGGAGCCCGGCTCGCCGGCGGTGGAGATGGCGACGATCTGCCCGGCGCGCTTCTCAAGCTTGCCGGCCCACGTCCGGTACAGGGAGAGGTCCCGCTGGCGGTGAGGCTCGTCGATCACGCCAAGGGTGGGGATGATGCCGTCGCCCGTCCGGTCATCCGCCGCGAACACTTGGATGCGCCCGCCCTGGTAGTGGTTGATGCGCCGGTAGCCTTCGAGGCAGACGAAGCGTGGCACCATGAGCTTCTTCTTGCCCTTGGCCTTCTGGATCGGCGACTCCACCATCTCGTGCATTCGCGCGGAGCGGAGCACGAAGCCCTCGGCCTGGCGGTACAGGATCTCGGCCTGTTCCCGGGAGGCAGCCGCCACCGGGACCGCGGCGTGGGGGTGGAACTCGGAGTGGTAGAGGATCAGCGCCGCGAGCAGGGTCGTCTTGCCGTTGCCCTCCGGGAGGATCAGCCAGCACTCGGGGATGCCGGCGAACACGTCCGCCACGAACGCGAGCTGAAAACCCTGCGGACGGAACGGCTTGCCGTCGTCGAGGATGAGGTCAGCGGCCCATGCTCGGAAATGGGGCAGCGTGAATGGCCGGAG